TAATTTTATGTCTCATCAATACTGCTGAATTATTTGCTCTACCTCTTTGTGCATTTAACTCCCACCATTTACCTGCTTTACAGCTAATCATTTCATCATCTTGTGCACTAAATAAACTAATAAGAGCAGCTCTTCTAATACCTCCTGCTAATACTGCATCTGCTATATGACAAACAATATCATGAGTTTCCAAACAAGTCAATTTATCTCCATCTTCTTTTTGTTTCAACATACCCTCTATTTTAACCAAACATTCCTTTAAAGGTTGAGGTCCTGGTGCCTTTCCACCTGATGTTACAAGTCTTGCTCCTTTTGGTCTAATATCTGTATAATCAAATTGTAATTTTGAACCTCCATAAAAATATGATTTCATTAATATTTTAACTGCATCTGCCCAACCTTCTATTGAATCTGCAATTAAATATCTTCTTTTTCTTTTTGGATTTGGTTTTCTTATTTCTGGTAATTCTTCAACATGATGTTGTTGTACTGAATATCCAACACCTGTACCACCTAGCAATAAAAACATACATTCTGAAAATGCTCTCCAATCATCAATTGGTAGATATGCACAATTATAAACTCTATTAGGACTTATTTCAATTGGCTTGCCGGCAAATTGCATTGATCTCATGGACGGTAATACTTTTTTATCATATACCATTTTATACACTTTATTAATTTCATCTTTTAGATCTGGATATTGTTTAAGATGCATTTTTTTATTTCTTGTTACTAACTCCTTCCATGTCTCTCTTCTGTTCTTGTTAGGTAAGAATTTTGCATACTTCATGTACACTGTAATTTCTGATAAAATTTGTGTTGATTTGTCCATAATATCTTCCTTTCTATATGTTTTAAGTGTTAAAATGTAGCATCATTTGCTACTTAATATAACTAATTTTTCTAATAAATATATAACAAGCGCTCTCTCATGAACGCTTTTGCTAACTATTTTTAAACTTTTTTACTCAAAACCATCATTCTGAGTTTCTTTGTATTTTCTAGCTAATAATTGTTTAGCTAAATTATCTCCATTATCCATTTGCTTTTGTGTACTCTGTCCTTGTATAGATGTATCTGTATAAATATTAAATTGTCCATTAGATGTATTCATCTTACTTGGCAATGTAATACCGTCAGGCCCAAATCTATTTTTAATGACATGCCATCTACCTGTACCAGCCAATTTGTCTTGAATCTTTCTAGATAATGATAATACAAAATCTGCAACCATTACCTTACCATATGATTCAGATATCTTACTCGCATCAATAACATCTTCTTCTAACGCCGATCTATTTGCTTGAGATGCAGTCCAAACTGGAATTTCATATTCTCCTGCCATACCTCTCAAGTCTTCATATATACCTTCCAACTCATGTCTTTTTTCTTGTCCATGACCTCTTAACAAATCTGCATAATCAACTATAATAACATCTGGTTTTTTGTCTTGCATTATACATTTTTCAACATGCGCTCTGATTCCCATTACTCCTACTGACTTAGTTGGATAATGTTTTATAATTAGTTCACCTTCTATTTTTTCTAATTGTTCCTTCACATCATCCATATAATGTTTTAGATTTTGTTGGGCAATTCCTGTTATAACAGAATCATATCTCAATCCAACATATGCCTCATTTAACTCTAATGTATAATGTAATACTGTTTTACCTTTCTTGACGGCATTTGCACCTATATTCATTAATGCCCATGATTTACCAATACCAGCTGGTGCAACCATTACTCCTAGTTCACCTTTTCCTAATCCGCCATCTAACAATTCATTGATAACATCCCATGGAGTTGCTTGTACAAATCTAACTGCTTCTGTATAACGTTGTTCTATACTAACCATATAATCATGTCCAATATCTTTATCAGCACCTGCCTTCATGGCATCATCAATATTTGTCTTTATTTCATCATATCTTCCTGATTTCAATAATTCTACAGATGATAATATAGCTCTTTTGATTTCTTGGTTTTTACAAAAATCTAATGCCTGATCTTTAATATATTCTAAATCTTCTGCCTCAGTATACTTCCAAGCATCTTTCAAATGTTGTATTATTTGAGTTTTCAATACATCATTATCAATCTTCTCCATTTTTACTTTCATCACTTCAAGTGTAGGAGATGACTTATATTCTTCAAAATATTCCTGTATTGTTGTTACAATCCATTCATTTGATTCAGATTCAAAATATTTAGGCTGCAACATGTCTGATATTTGCTGTAAAAAGCTTTTATCGACAAGTAATGCAGTTATTACTTTTATCTGAAACGCATATCCATATGAACTTAATCTATCTGTCATATTTTAATATAATAATAATTTTTCGTAAATCAAAGAGATGTGTAAGCATTTAATGCATTAAAAGAATTTTTTAACCATGAATCTAAATCTTTAATAACTGTATACATTTTATCAGCCATAAACATCTTTTTAAATTCAAATGTATTTAGTTTATCTATATCACCTTTAACTTTATTAAGAGCCAACATTTTAGCATTACCATTAATGTCAACTTCTTTCAATTGCATAAGTCTATAATTAAGATCTAATAACTCTTCATTATTTGAAACTAATTCATGTACTTTATATTTCTTGTCTACATTTGTTGCATATTCTACAAGATCTTGTACAGTCAATTCTTTATCTTCTGTAAACATAGGAAAGTGTTTAATAAGGCTTTTAGGTCCTACACCCTTAAGGCCTGGTATATTATCGGACTTATCACCGATAAACGAACGATATAACAAGTAATTTTTTGGACTAAACCCAAATTCTTCTTGCATTAAACTTGGAGTATATAGTTTCTTTTTAATTGGACTCCAAACTGATATTCTATTATTTACTAATTGTAAAAAATCTCTATCTGTTGAAACTATAGTTGCTCGATTGTCATCTTTAGTGTATATTTCATTTGCAATATAAGCCATTATATCATCAGCCTCAACATTATCAATTGATATAGTAGTAATTGGTAAACAATTTAGATATTGAATTAATTTACCAAATTGTCTTTTCATACTATCTTGTTCATCCTCTAATGAGGCAAACTCTTGATATCTATTAAATGCTGTTTTATTTGCTCGATTGGCTTTATAATTTGGAAACAAGTCCTTTCTTCTTCTTGAACCTCCTTTTCCATCAAATACAATTACACATCTAGTTGGTTTATGTTGACGGATATTGGCGGCTATAGATCTTAAAAATCCAGTAACGCCGCCAATATGATCTCCATCATCATTTAGAGCTGGGACGGCTGAAAACACTCTTATGAATGTATTCAGTCCGTCGATAATTAAAAGATGGCTGTCTTTACTCGATCCCGTCCCTTGCTCATGTTCCCTTTCTACTTCCTTCAATATGTCAAAAAAACGTCCTTTCATTATTAACTTTCTTCGTTAACAAAGTCCTCAGTAATTTCAACATCATCAATTCCAAAATCCTCGCCTGGTTTATATTTAAGAATATAGGAGTCACATATCTGTGTATAGATTTCATCTTTAAGACCATCTAGTTCTTCTAACTTCTTTTCAAAATCTTTTGATAGAAATTTCACTTCTGAACCATCTGCTCTAGTAAATGTATACCACGCACCTGCTGTTCCTACTAACTTAAACTGCTTCATAACATTAAGCCAACCACCAAAATTATCAATACCTGATTCAAAATAGATATCATAATCAATAGTTTTTAATGGTGGACCCATTCTGTTTTTAACCACCTGGCATCTAGTCTTAATTCCGATAGCCTGATCGACACCGTCCTTTTTAACTTTGATCTGACCAACTGATTTGAGTCGTAACCTTACCGAAGCGTGAAATGGAATTGCTTTCCCTCCTGAAGTTGTATAAGGGTCTCCAAATGCTACCCCTAGTCTAGTTCTTAATTGATTTGTGAATATCAAACAAATCTTTTCACGGCCAATCATATTGGTAAGCTTTCGCATACCTTTTGATAATATAATAGCTTTACTTGTCGCATAACCATCCTTATCAAATTCTTTAGCCATTTCAATTTTTGTAGAAGCCCCCATTACAGAGTCGACTACGATTGTTACCAATCTATCTTTATTCGATTCACGAATCTTTACAACTATACTTTCAATAGCTTCAAAAATGTCTTCAATTGTTTCTAGCGGAACATATAACATCTTATTCAGATCAAGTCCAATTGCTTCTAAAAACTCTCTACTTATTGCATTTTCAGTATCTATATAAACAGCTAATCCTCCTTCCTTTTGACAATTTGCCAATGCATGAGCTGCTAATAAAGATTTACCTGATGCTTCTAATCCTGTAATCTCTGATATTCTACCGATCGGAAATCCACCTTCCTTACGATTTGAAATTGCTAGATCAAGCATTGATGAGCCACTTCCGACCCATCCTCTAACTTCACTCGGGGCCTTAGTATCTCCATCTAAGAAAAATGCAGTTTGATATCCTGTATTCTTAAACTTCTTATTAAGGCTATCTGCTAGCTCAACTGCTAGTACGTCCTGAAGCTCGCTTTTTGTATTTGCTTTCGCCATTTTGTAACTCTATTTAATCGTTAAACAAGTCATCAAATGCTTTACCAACATCATCTACTTTGTTAACTCCAGCCGGAACTTTTTCTTCTTTCTTTGGTTCTGCTGTTGAACTTGTTTCAGTTGAATTCCCATCTTCTGGGTTCAACCATGTTTCTAAAGCTGCTTTCAAATCATCATATGAAGGCTCTTTAAAAATATCAGTCAAATTAGGTTGATTGTTTGCAGCTTGTTCTGCTACATTTTTATCTTCCGTCATTGCAGTAACATTAGGTTTTACTCTAATTGTTGTTTTAGGAAACTGTCCTGGTCCTTCTGATGGTGTAAATTCTACTAAGATATCTCTACCACCCATTGGGTCTGTGATATCACCATAATCTGGATCAGCTATTACTCCTAATAGTTCAGTGTAAACTTGTTTTCCAAAACCCCATAATTTAACTCCTTCAGATTCTTTTCCTCTAATTAGAACAGGAACATAAGTTCTCATTTTAGGTTCCATTTTCTTTCCTAGTTTCCATTCATCTGAATTACCAGAATTTTTTAATTTTTCACAAAACTCTACTACTGGATCTGGTTTTCCATGAGTGATCGGTGATAAGAAATTTTTCTTACCTAGATCATAATGAAAGTAAAGTTCTTGAAAGGGATTGTCTCTGTCGTGTTGATAAGGTACTATTCTTACAACTTGTTTACCTGGTTCAGGTTTCCACAGGTTATCTCTACGAGCTCCTGTTGTTTGTAACTGGTTAAGTTTACGTTTTATTGCTTCTAAGTCAATTGCCATTTTTTTTCTTTTTTTAATGGTTAATAATTAATTAATAATATAACAACTTTATTTCATTTATCCTAATGATTATCGAAAAAAGTTGTAAAAAAGTTTTTATTTTTTATTTTTTAATTTTGAGTTTAATTATGGCTAAACTCTAATCCTTTCTATTTAATATAA